ATCATCAGTGTGACGACTGCGGCGGCCATCCATCCAGTCATCGGTTCGTCTGAGAATGACGTGCAACTGCGCACGCGACACCCGGAGACAACGGCTGACTAAGCTTCCCCCCCATCCCCGGGCAATAAGGGCGCGTGCGTTATCCACTTTTTTGCCCGTCCATATTCAACGGCTTCTTTGAGGAGTTCATTTTCCATCGTTTTCTTGCCGAGCAGGCGCTGGAGTTCTTTAATCTGCTTCATGGCGGCAGCAAGTTCAGAGGCAGGAACAACCTGTTCTCCGGCGGCGACAGCAGTAAGACTTCCTTCCTGGTATTGCTTACGCCAGAGAAATAACTGGCTGGCTGCTACACCATGTTGCCGGGCAACGAGGGAGACCGTCATCCCTGGTTCAAAGCTCTGCTGAACAATTGCGATCTTTTCCTGTGTGGTACGCCGTCTGCGTTTCTCCGGTCCTAAGACATCAATCATCTGCTCTCCAATGACTAGTCTAAAAACTAGTATTAAGACTATCACTTAAATAAGTGATATTGGTTGTCTGGTGATTCAGGGGGCCAGTCTACTTGGATTATCCAGGTAAAGCGTTTCTCCATGCAGCAGTTCATTCCGGTAGTTTAAGATATCGCTATAACGAATATGTGATATCGGGGTACTTTCACAAATTATTATTCTGAGTGTTTTTAATTGTGATTTCGTTTTCTTCATTGTGTTTGTTGTTAACTCTGTCTCTTTAATTTTTGTCCAGATATCACAAAGCTCTCCGAACGTTTTTATGACTCTCGTTGTCACCATTTTTGCCCCAGTGCTGGACTGGGGAAAACGTCTTAAATACTCAAATTCACCGGAGTTTATTTCATGAACTATCAGCGCTCTTAAATTTCCGGCCTTTTTAATATTACTGTTTGTAATCTCCCAGCCTTTTAATGTTTCCCGACATCGTTTTCCTCGAAACATGAACCAGATGCGAATGTATCTACCTCTAATCTCGACACCTGTTGGTAATTTAGACATATCATGAGTCTTTGATAAACTGATTTATCTTTGGATAGTTGTACCAGATAATCCCTCGTTTGCTGTCTGGCTTACCTAAAGGAGATACTCGTTTGAAGTGGAAGCCCTCCACCCAACAGTTCTGGCGGTATGCTTCAATTTGTCTGGCCCCCAGACCAGTGCGAAGCATCAGGCCGTATTCAACCATCCACTCTTCATTAAAGATTACTTGTGCCATCGCATCACCTCTGGCAGGCGCCAATGTTAGACTGAAATTGACGCCCGATGTTGATTATTAATAATCAGCTATGAAGTTTTAATTTGAATACAATGCAATTCTCGAGGACTGAAGTTTCTCGCAATTAAAATTTATCAGTTTTACTTTCTGCTCTCTGGAAACGCCTGCTTCTTTTTTACCTGAGAGCATTTTTTCGCATTCTGATTTCGTTAGTTTAGATTTTGAATATCTTGTCCAGTTAGTAGGAGTGCCACCTTCCTTTTCAATAGTGGCGGTAATTTTATACATGAACACCTCCATTATTATTTCCAGTGGTTCGTTTATTCCATCTTTCGAGTGCTTCTTTTTCACTTCCACCATAACCGGTTCGGGATTCGCATCCGTTACACTTCGCTCGGTAATATCCTGAAATGGCTTTCACCGTTACTGATGGACAACCACAAAATGGACATGGTTTAACATTGTCATATCTCATAATTTTTCTCATAAAAAATATTTCAAGTTGGCGGTGCATTACACCGCCAGGCTGAATTATTCCTCTGAATTATCGATTACACTGTATTCCCCGGTTAATACAGAGGAATCTGCAGGATCGATTGTCAGTGGTTCCTTTTCATCCATTGATACTGCACGCTGGATCTCAATTGATACGGGCAGATATTTGAACAGGCGACGAATAGCCGTTTTCTTTGCCATTTCTTCCCAGTGAGTTACCCACGGCCCGTTATTACCAGCTTTACTCAGGCTGCGCACCAGCTCAATCTGTTTGCGCGTCATAACTTCAAACTGAGTACCTCCGTCTTTCAGTCTTGCGACAGCATAGACGTGGGTAACCGGGGCATCTTCGTTTTCTCCCGGGCGGTGTATTAACTTTTCATCAAGGCCAAATTCGAAGCTAAACTCGTCACCTTCACGGACAACACGGGCTGACAGGCTGGCGATTTGACCAGAACGGCGAGCCAGATCAATCATGCCGCGATAGCCAATGATTAGCTGAACGTTCTTTTTACCGCTCTTTTCGTTTTTATTACCAAAAGGCAGTAAATATGCATGACCGAGGGCGCTACCTGGCTCAAGTCCGAGCTGTGAACACTGTACGATCGCACTGACAAAACTCATAGTGTCACAGTTTCCTAACGCCGGAACTTTACGAATTTCTGTAGTGGCGATACGGATCATACGTTCAGCCGTCATATGGCGTGGAAGAGCTGCTGCCAGTTGCTCTTTCATTGATGGCTGGTTAATAAAACTAATCACGTCGCTATTTTTAACTGCTGCTGGTGCACGGTTTCCCTGAGTTTTTTGCAGATCGGCTTTTGCGATTGGTGGTTGCTTAGTCATTTGCATATTCCTTAGCCCAGCGGGGCAGTGATAATGTCTTAATAGCTGGCCATTCATCGGTATTCAGGCAGTCAGACAGGGTTCGCAGATTGCGGTGATATTCCTGTTGACCTGCCAGTTTTGCTTCTTCGCCCATCATGAAAATTTCAACCGGATAACGTCCGCATTCAATAGTTGTGCTGGCAACCAGAAAAACGAAAGTTGGCTGCACTCCAAACAGTGCTTCATAACCGTCACTGTAGAATGCATCCTGAACGTGATAGCGGTAGTCGTAATAAGCGGTTTTGAATCGTTGAATATCCGCCGTAGTTTTCACGTCCATGATCCAGTGAAATTCAGGGATAATTTTGTCCGGACGGCACCGACACAAAATTCCTGTTTCAGGATCTTCCCAGTAAATTGATGATTCAGCGTGTCCGGCGCTTTCAACAAGCCATTGCCCCAGCGGCAAAGCCATAACGCTTTGATACATGAGTTCAATTTTCCGGCCTTCTTCCGCAGTGATAACCGTTTTTCCTGTGCTTGCGCATTCCATCAGAAACGCTTTCTCTTCTTCTTTTCCGGCGTTTGTACGGCGGTTAAATTCAGGTGCTACGATAAAGCGGTTACTGAATTCTTCCGGTTCAAGTACCCGGCAGTGGAAAGCAGTTCCTAAATCGAGCGTTTTTGTCTTTGTGGTGTCCACGGGGGCATTTTTACGCCACAAATATAGTGCCGGAGTATCAGCAATGTCATCGAGCTGAGACTTACTGATACCGGGACCCGCGTGGTAATTCTCATTCGAAATTCCGTAATAAATACCTGGCTCTATGTCTTCTACGATTACGGGATCTGCGACTTCGCCAGTTTCATCACTGCAATCGTGATGCGGATCGCTGCCAGCATTCTCATTGTGCGGATGTTCAGCGCCTTCCATTTCCTCCGGATCATTTTCCTTAGCTTCAACCTGACTCTCTTCATCGAATGTTTCCTGGTATGTTGCGTCGCCCATCACCGCACCACAGTCAGGGCAGTTATCCCCGCCAGTCTGGCCGCAGGCATTGCAGGCTATTTCCGGTTCCTGTTGCACTACTGGCTCAGGTTGATTCATATCTGGGCTGGTTTTTTCCGTTTCTGGCTGGTTCTGGTACACACAATCGCGAGTCTGGATCCCCTTTACCCATTTCGGATCGTTCGGGTCGCTAATTCCGTCAACAAATTCACCACGTGATGCAGCAAGCAATTTATCGGCATCGACAGGATTTTTTGATGGAATGTTTTTCCGGGCTTCATGGAGTTCTGCCCGCAGTTCCTGATATTTCGCATCAACAGAATTTACCTGTGACTGAGCATCCAGCGGCTGCGTGTCCTGATGATGTTCAGTTGCGTCCGGTTCCATTGTTTCAGCCTCTCCCTGTTCAACTGCCGTTGTTCCAGATGGTTGCGGTTTTTCTTCATCATCCTGTTTTCCTTCTTCTGTTACTCGCTGCGGCATCGGGGCAGAGGAGCGACCGCAGGCAATATCCACGATTTCCGGATCAGGGTTGGCATGATCGGTTTCAGTCAGTACTTTGTTCAGATATTCAGTGACGTGCGCGGGGATGACCTCGATCCCAATTGGTGCTTCTTTTACGGACGCAACCACGATGGCGCGGGAATAATCCAGCCCGCCAGGCATGGTGATGAATTTGTCGCGGAAAACAGAAAAGGGCGGTTTATTTTCAGCGATAATTTCCTCAATGCGTTTAGCGTGTGCCGGATGAAGGTTATAGATGTCCAGATCCATTGAACGGGCCAGTACGCCAGTGGCTACGTCGCGCGCCAGTGACGTCAGATCGTGTACGAAACCTTCGCCGCGATCGGTGAGGTTTCCGCCGCCAGCATTAGCACCGGAAGCCGTGCGAGTGATGTGTGAAACACGATTACCCTTCATCCACTCTTTTGTCAGCAGTCCTCGATCGGTGTAGTCAGCGTTCAGGTATGCTTCGAAAAAAGCAGTTATCAGTCCCAGGTTTGAATTACCAGGATTAGGGAAAACTTTGTCAGTGTCACGAACCAGTTTGTGGAGTTCGCGAATTTCCAGCGGGTCGAGCAGGCTGGTTTTGTGGGAAACAGCCAGGGCAGTAACAGCCGGTAGTTCTTCAGCCCGAGCAATGTGTAATGCCTGGAGTCCGTCGCGTGAAACGTGCGTTACCGGTTTTTCGCTGCCGTGTTGAGCAAGCCAACGAATGGGCAGTTCCTGGCCAGAAATTGGGAGTAGCATATTCTCCTCAATCTCAGTCATGTCTTCGCCGTTGACGTTGGTATTGCCTTGATAATGAGCGTTGTCTGGTGCTGCTCCCGGTTTTAGTTCCCATGTCATGGAGTCTTTGCTGAGTTGATAGCGTTCACTCCAGGTAAAATCGATCTCACCTTCAGCGGGCAGGTCATTAACGACAGGAAAATTCGTGGCAACAGCTTTAAAATAGCTGCTCAGTTTTTTACCTGACTTAACGATCAGGTAGTCCAGAGTGGCACAGGTCGATTCAAAATCGTTGCTTGCCCACAGGACGACGTCAGGTTCACCGGATGATTTTTTCGCTTTCCGTAACAGGAAGAGTGGTTTTGTGCTCATTGTTTTTTAACCTCAACTCAGATTAAAATTCGTTTTGTTCAGTGAATGATCTTGCCGGATACACACTGTTCATAGCCTGCGCCATACGCAGGCTATTTCTTTCAGATTTCACCTTTTAATTTCATTGCAATTAGAGTTGCCAGAAATTCGGCTTTTTTTTCTGCGGGCAGATTCTTTCCGATATGCACCAGGCACATTTTTTTGACACCTTCATCAAGTGTTTTTACGTTGCCTGATGGACCATCGATATCAACCACAGTGAATGGGGTTTCTTTATTTTCTGTTTTAATTACGTAGCCAATGCGCTTTCCTTCCAGATTCACCTCGTGAACAATGTCATCGGTAGTTACAACAGTGGCTTCATAATTGGTAATCATGTTTTTCTCCTTAATTAAGGTTGAGCGAATACCTGCCATTTCTGGCATAAATTCAGTTTCGAATAGTCAATTAATTAAAGTTCATGTGCCATCTGGTCTTTTTCGGCACAAGCTTCACTGCAATATTTTCTCGGTTCGTCTTTTGATAAAATCCCGTGCATGAAGTGAAGCATTCTTTCAATAGCTTTGCTTTCTTCAACGTCTTTTTTGCAAAGGTGGTAAGCACATTTTGTTTTCTTAGTCATCACCATGACTCCGCCTTTACAGGTAAACCATCACAACCGAGGAAGACTTTAATCATGCGGTCAGTAATGCATGTTTTTGTGGTCAGGTTACGAATATATAGTTTTCGCTTTTTAATATTGTTTGCCGAGGCAATATATGTCCGGCCTTCATGAAGAACATAATCGCCAGGAGTCACACACTGACGTGGTATTTCATCAGTTCCGAAGTGATGTGCAATCATAATTATCTCCATTTTTACAAATGAACTTTGTTGATGCGGTGTCTGGTGCCTCCAGGTGACTGCAACCAGTTAACAATTACAGTCGGCTTTCCCACCCAAACCAATAAGGACTAACATGACTTTTAACTGTGCCACGTGCGCTTAGCCGCATTCACCGCATCACAAAATTCACTTTAAAAAGGGCGGACATCAGCCGAACTTCAAGAAAAAAACTGATGCCGCCAGGACTACACACAGCAATGTCGTTATTTACAACCGGAGGCGCACTCCCACCATTTAAATTTAACAGACAAGACCGACTCTTTATGGATATCGGAAATGCGCCTTCGTGTTGTGCCCGGTTTTATTTCACCACCTCCGGGCTTCGGTGGTCTCGGCTATACCCCTACAGCGAGAGCTTGTGTTAACATTTCAATACCCTTACAGTTGAGAGTTATTGATATGTTGGATGTATTTACTCCATTGTTGAAACTTTTTGCTAACGAGCCACTCGAAAGACTTATGTATACGATTATCATTTTTGGTCTCACTCTCTGGCTGATACCGAAAGAGTTTGCTGTCGCATTCAATGCTTATACTGAAATACCCTGGCTCTTTCAGATTATCGTTTTTGCCTTTTCTTTCGTGGTCGCTATTTCCTTCTCAAGATTGCGAGCACATATTCAAAAGCATTATTCATTGCTACCAGAGCAACGAGTATTGCTTCGTTTATCTGAGAAAGAAATCGCTGTATTTAAAGATTTCCTTAAAACAGGAAATCTTATTATCACTTCTCCTTGCCGTAACCCGGTTATGAAAAAATTAGAACGGAAGGGCATCATTCAACATCAGAGTGATAGCGCAAACTGTTCTTATTATCTCGTCACCGAAAAATACTCCCACTTTATGAAGTTATTCTGGAACAGCAGGAGCAGGCGTTTTAATCGTTAGCTTACTGTGTGCTTCTCCAACCATCGTCGTGCGCCAGCTTCGGTTTTAAACGTTTTGCTTTTGGTATACGTCATGGCAGTGAACGTTCCATCCTGGTTGGGGAACACGCCGCACACCAGGGATTCGTTATTGCCGAGGTCGATTTTTTGCATTTTTCGCACCTCACATCTTGTTGTTGCGGATAGAGGCTTCTGCCTGCCAGAGATCCCAGTCGTTGCTGCGTAGAGCCTGTACAGCCTGGCTGTAAGTGATATCGCAACAATCCATCAAATACTGAACTACTTCGTAATGCACCATCTTATCTCTCCCCTTAACGCCGGGTGGCGGAACTGAAACCTGCTGCACTGCAAAATCTGAACCCTGCCGTCATGTTCATACGCCTCGGGCTGGCTACTTAACCCCTGACCACTGCCTGGTAACTCGAAGTATTGCCCTGCGTTCTGTGGGGCGGGGTGGGTTGGTAGGTATATGATGTACTTTGTGTTCATTGATGTAAAGTACTTTAAGTACATTTTGTGTGTAAAAAAATGAGATGGGATAAAGTGAAGCACAAACCCGGAGGGGGGAGCTACCGGATTTATGCTGGTTTAAGAGGCTTTTTGTTTTTTCTTTCGTGCTAACTCTTCGTAAATTGCATTGTACTTCTGTTTTTTCTCCTCAAGAGTTTTTAAAAGTTCATCTGTCTCACTGTCAGGGAGCTCGTCCAGAAGGTCAATGATGATTTTTTGTCTTGGATTTAACTCCTGATAGAAACGTACCTGTCCACTTTCTTCTGTATCCTCTCCCAAAAGATAGGTTGGTGTTGTTCCAATGAGTGTTGCTAATTCCCTTAATTTCTCTCGGCGAGGAATTGTTTCGCCATTAAACCATTTGCTAACCGCTTTTGGTGTTAATTTCATTCGACGGGCAATTTCTGCCTGCCTTCCATGTTGTTCATAACCAGCGTTTTCACAGGCTAGCGCAAGCCTACTGGCGAACTCTTTACGCGCTTTATCTTCATGAACCATAAGTTCAATGATATTCGCTCTTGAATGTACTGTCAGTTCTGTTATACCATGTACTCAAAGTTCACATTGTGAGGGTGATATGAACCAGAAAACACTTGAAGATGTAATCAAAACTGTTCGCGTTTCTGTTGTGGCCGACGTTTGTGGTGTCAGCCAAAGAGCAATCTACAAATGGATGGATAACGGAAAATTGCCTCGCACAGAATATACCGGCGAAACAAATTACGCTGAAAAAATCGCTCATGCATCAAACGGATTATTTTCTGCCGATGTAATTTTAACTATTGGCAGAAATAAAACTACTACGAAAAAGCTGATGGGAGTTGATTCATGAAAATCAAGCATGAGCACATCGAGTCAGTGTTGTTAGCCCTGGCAGCCGAAAAAGGGCAGGCATGGGTAGCCAATGCCATTACTGAAGAATATCTGCGCCAGGGGGGCGGCGAATTGCCCCTGGTACCAGGCAAGGACTGGAATAATCAGCAGAACATCTATCACCGTTGGTTAAAAGGTGAAACGGAAGCGCAAAGGGAAAAAATTCAGAAACTGATCCCTGCAATTCTGGCAATCCTTCCGCGCGAGCTGCGTCACCGACTCTGCATCTTCGATACCCTGGAACGCCGTGCATTACTGGCGGCGCAGGAAGCGTTAAGTACGGCAATTGATGCGCATGATGATGCAGTCCAGGCCGTTTACCGGAAAGCGCATTTCAGCGGCGGCGGGTCTTCCGACGATTCTGTCATTGTTCATTAAGCAAAAGTTTCCATGCTGTTTGTGCTTATTCTAAGCAACCGGGCAGCATCATACGGGGCAATTATGGCCGCATTACCATACATGCAACTGTACATAGCTGATTATCTGGCTGACACCATGCATTTGTCAGCAGAGGAGCATGGTGCGTATTTGTTGCTGATGTTCAATTACTGGCAAACAGGAAAGCCAATACCTAAAAACAGGCTGGCAAAAATTGCCCGTCTGAACCGCCCCGGGAATCCTGGAGACTAAACTTCCTGAGAAAGAGGTAAACAGGATGACTAAAAATACTCGTTTTTCCCCCGAAGTCCGTCAACGGGCAGTCCGTATGGTTCTGGAAAGTCAGAGCGAATATGACTCACAATGGGCGACAATTTGTTCCATTGCTCCAAAGATTGGCTGTACGCCGGAGACTCTGCGTGTCTGGGTTCGCCAGCATGAGCGGGATACCGGGGGCGGTGATGGAGGGCTCACCACCGCTGAACGTCAGCGTCTGAAAGAGCTGGAACGTGAAAATCGTGAACTGCGCCGCAGTAACGATATCCTTCGCCAGGCTTCCGCTTATTTTGCGAAGGCGGAGTTCGACCGCCTCTGGAAAAAATGATGCCACTGCTGGATAAGCTGCGTGAGCAGTACGGGGTCGGACCGCTATGCAGCGAACTGCATATTGCCCCGTCAACGTATTACCACTGTCAGCAACAGCGACATCATCCGGATAAACGCAGTGCCCGTGCGCAGCTCGATGACTGGCTGAAGAAAGAGATACAGCGCGTATACGATGAAAATCACAAGGTATACGGTGTGCGTAAAGTCTGGCGTCAGTTGTTACGGGAAGGTATCAGAGTGGCCAGATGCACTGTGGCACGTCTCATGGCGGTTATGGGACTTGCCGGTGTTCTCCGGGGTAAAAAGGTCCGTACGACCATCAGCCGGAAAGCCGTTGCCGCAGGCGACCGCGTAAACCGTCAGTTCGTGGCAGAACGACCTGACCAGCTGTGGGTGGCTGATTTTACTTACGTCAGCACATGGCGGGGCTTCGTCTATGTGGCGTTCATCATTGATGTGTTTGCCGGATACATCGTGGGGTGGCGGGTCTCATCGTCCATGGAAACGACATTCGTGCTGGATGCACTGGAGCAGGCGTTATGGGCCCGTCGACCGTCCGGCACGGTCCATCACAGTGATAAAGGTTCTCAGTATGTATCGCTGGCCTACACACAGCGGCTTAAGGAAGCCGGATTACTGGCATCAACAGGAAGTACAGGCGACTCGTATGACAACGCGATGGCGGAGAGCATCAATGGTCTTTACAAAGCGGAGGTAATACACCGTAAGAGCTGGAAAAACCGTGCAGAAGTGGAACTGGCCACACTCACGTGGGTGGACTGGTATAACAATCGACGATTGCTGGAAAGGCTGGGCCATACTCCTCCGGCAGAAGCAGAAAAAGCTTATTATGCTTCCATCGGAAACGATGATCTGGCAGCCTGAGTTCACAGATAAAACACTCTCCAGGAAACCCGGGGCGGTTCAATTGCGACTTATAACCAGATTAAGGCGCTACAGGATGAAGGGAACCAGCAGGAGGCCGCCCGCATTGCGACAGAAGCATACTCATCCTCAATGATCCAGCGCACCAACCAGATTAAAGAAAATCTTGGTTATCTTGAGACTGCATGGAAAGCTGTCGCAGACTCCGCAAAATGGGCATGGGATTCCATGCTGGATATTGGCCGTGAGGCCTCCCTTGATCAAAAAATCTCAGATGTTCTCCGTCAAATTGATGAAATAGAAAAAAATACCCGCCCCGGAGTTTTCGGGTTAGGTGGCATTGGAGATGGCGGAGCTCAAAATAAAAGGCTGGCACGATTAAAGCAGCAATTGGGCGTACTTCAAGCAGAAAAAATTGCTCAGGACGTACTAAATTCATCAATAAACGATTACAACAAGCGACAACAGGAAGGAATTGAACTCAGACAGAGAGCAGATGCCTTTTCAAAACAATATCAGACCCGGGAGCAGCAGAGAGCTAGTGAACTTGCAAAACTGGAAAAACTAAAGAGTCAGTATTCAAAGGAAGAATATAATAATCTTATCGCTCAAATAAATGAGCGTTATAAAGATCCAAAGCAACCAAAGGCGAAAGGTTATTCGGATGATGCTGCCCAACGAATGATTGATCATCTGAATCAACAGAATGCGTTACTAAGTTCACAAACTGAATTAACCGTTAAATTAAGTTCCTCTGAACAGGAACTGGTTAAGTGGCGTCAGCAGATTGCCGACCTGGAGTCACGACCGTCATCGAAATTAACCAAGGATCAGAAATCGCTTCTCTTACACCGGGAAGAAATAACCGCGTTGATGGAGAAAAATGTTGCGATTGAAAAAAATAACAGGCTAATCAAGGAATCCGCCGAAATAGCTGCATGGCGTGATTCATTGCAGGCTTCGATTGATAATCGTCAACAGGGGTATGATATTCAGATTGCTGGTTATGGGGTTGGCGATAAAAATCAGCAACGCCAGCAGGAATTACTGCGGATTGAACGTGAATATAACAATCAGCGTCTGCAACTTGAACGTGACTATGCAGATAAATCCCGTGGGATGTCAAATCATGTTTTTCAGGAGAAAATGCAGGCTCTGAATGATGCTCTGGAACGAGAAAAAGAAATTGTCAGACAGAAAAACGAGCAGCTCGATATTCAGGCAGGAGACTGGGTTAGTGGTGCCTCCCAGGGATTCAATAACTGGCTGGATGACACTAAGGATATCAGTGAGCAGATAAAATCAACCACGACTCAGATGTTTGATGGAATGACCGATGCGCTGGGTGATTTTGTCACGACAGGCAAAGCAAATTTTCGTTCTTTCGCTACTTCCGTGATTTCGGATCTTAGTCGAATAGCATTAAAGGCTTCAATTACTGGGATTTTCGACAGCATTAGTAACAGTTCTTCTGGGGGGATTTTAGGAACTATCGGGAGTGCTATTAGTAAATTTATTCCGAATGCAAAGGGCGGTGTTTATGAGTCTCCGTCATTGAACACGTATTCGAACGGTATTTATGATTCCCCGCAATTTTTTGCTTTTGCAAGAGGGGCTGGTGTTTTTGGTGAGGCTGGTCCGGAAGCCATTATGCCATTAACACGAACTTCCGATGGTTCTCTTGGTGTCAGAGCTGTTAATAGTAAAAGTGGTAATGGAGGCGGAGATATTACCTATGCCCCTGTATACCAAATCACTATTCAAAATGACGGCCAGAATGGAGAGATTGGCCCTCAGGCAATAAAAGCACTTATGGGGATGGTTGATCAGCGGGTGCAGGGCAATCTGTTAAATATGCGACGTGATGGGGGAATGTTAAGTGGCTAATACGGAAGAATTTCACTGGTTACCAGAGGATGGAATGAAAACAGAAAATAAACCATCGATAAAAACTGTAAGATTTGGCGATGGTTATGAGCAACGAAGTCCAAATGGACTTAATCATTCTCTGCGCGTTTTCACCTGTGATTTCAAAGTTGAGGCGAATGAACGTGATTCATTTGAAAAATTTTTAGCCCGGCATGAAGGCTATAAATCTTTTTTTTGGCGCCCGCCGGGTATTAACAGAAAAATCAGAGTGGTGTGTCGAACGTGGTCAGCGACAGAACATATCACCTATACCGATTTTTCGTGTCAGTTTGACGAAGTGGTGATCTGATGCAGGACATACAACAGGAAACGCTGAATGAATGCATTCGTGCGGAGCAGTCGGCCAGCGTGGTGCTCTGGGAAATCGACCTGACCGAGGTAGGCGGGGATCGCTACTTTTTCTGTAATGAGCAGAACGAAAAAGGTGAGTCTGTCACCTGGCAGAGTCGGCAGTATCAGGCCTATCCCATTCAGGGGAGTGGATTTGAGATGAACGGCAAGGGCAGTGCTGCCCGTCCGACACTGGCGGTCTCTAACCTGCACGGCATGATCACCGGGATGGCGGAAGATCTGCAGAGTCTGGTCGGCGGAACGGTGGTCCGGCGTAAGGTTTACGCCCGCTTTCTGGATGCGGTGAACTTCGTCAACGGAAACAGCGAAGCCGATCCGGAGCAGGAGGTGATCAGCCGCTGGCGCATCGAGCAGTGCAGCGAACTGAGCGCGGTCAGTGCCTCTTTTGTACTGTCCACGCCGACTGAAACGGATGGCGCTGTTTTTCCGGGACGTATCATGCTGGCCAACACCTGCACCTGGACCTATCGCGGCGATGAGTGCGGTTATAGCGGTCCGGCGGTCGCGGATGAATATGACCAGCCGACGTCCGATATCACGAAGGATAAATGCAGCAAATGCCTGAGTGGCTGTAAGTTTCGCAATAATGTCGGCAACTTTGGCAGCTTCCTTTCCATTAACAAACTTTCGCAGTAAATCCCATGACAGAGACAGAATCAGCGATTCTGGCGCACGCCCGGCGATGTGCGCCAGCGGAGTCGTGCGGCTTCGTGGTGAGAACGCCGGAGGAGGAAAGATATTTTCCCTGCGTGAATATCTCCGGTGAGCCGGAGGAGTATTTCCGGATGTCGCCGGAGGACTGGCTGAGTGCAGAAATGCAGGGAGAGATTGTGGCGCTGGTCCACAGCCACCCCGGTGGTCTGCCCTGGCTGAGTGAGGCCGACCGGCGGCTGCAGGTACAGAGTGATTTGCCGTGGTGGCTGGTCTGCCGGGGGGCGATTCATAAATTCCGCTGTGTGCCGCATCTCACCGGGCGGCGCTTTGAGCACGGGGTAACGGACTGTTACACGCTGTTCCGGGACGCTTACCATCTGGCGGGAATTGAGATGCCGGATTTTCATCGCGGGGATGACTGGTGGCGTAACGGTCAGAATCTCTATCTGGATAATCTGGAGGCCACAGGGCTGTATCAGGTGCCGTTGTCAGCGGCGCAGCCGGGCGATGTGCTGCTGTGCTGTTTTGGTTCATCGGTGCCGAATCATGCCGCCATTTACTGTGGTGACAGCGAGCTGCTGCACCATATTCCTGAACAACTGAGCAAACGAGAGAGGTACACCGACAAATGGCAGCGACGCACACACTCCCTCTGGCGTCACCGGGCATGGCACGCATCTGCCTTTACGGGGATTTACAACGATTTGGCCGCCGCATCGACCTTCGAGTGAAAACGGGGTCCGAAGCCATCCGGGCGCTGGCCATGCAGATCCCGGCATTTCGTCAGAAACTGAGCGACGGCTGGTACCAGGTACGCATTGCCGGGCGTGATGCAGGTGAAACCGAATTGTCTGCCCGTCTTAATGAGCCGCTGGAAAATGGTGCCGTGATCCATATCGTGCCGCGTCTGGCAGGAGCCAAAAGTGGCGGTGTGTTTCAGGCTGTGCTGGGGGCGGCTGTTATGGCGGTTGCTATATGGATGCCGGGGGTAGGAATTATGGCGAGTAATCTGCTGTTTTCTCTCGGTGCCAGTATGACGCTTGGCGGTGTTGCACAGATGCTGGCCCCTAAACCCAAAACCCCCCGCACACAGACAACGGATAACGGCAAACAGAACACCTATTTTTCTTCACTGGATAACATGGTTGCCCAGGGCAATGTTCTGCCGGTTCTGTACGGTGAAATGCGCGTGGGGTCACGCGTGGTTTCTCAGGAGATCAGCACGGCAGACGAAGGGGATGGTGGTCAGGTTGTGGTGATTGGTCGCTGATGCAAAATGTTTTATGTGAAACCGCCTCCGGGCGGTTTTATCGTTTATGGAGCATGACGAATGGGTAAAGGCAGCAGTAAGGGGCATACCCCGCGCGAAGCGAAGGACAACCTGAAGTCCACGCAGCTGCTGAGTGTGATCGATGCCATCAGCGAAGGGCCGGTTGAAGGTCCGGTGGATGGATTAAAAAGCGTGCTGCTGAACAGTACGCCGGTGCTGGACAGTGAGGGGAATACCAATATATCCGGCGTCACGGTGGTGTTCCGGGCCGGTGAGCAGGAGCAGACACCGCCGGAGGGATTTGAATCCTCCGGCTCCGAGACGGTGCTGGGTACGGAAGTGAAGTACGACACGCCGATTACCCGGACCATCACGTCGGCAAACATCGACCGTCTGCGCTTTACCTTCGGTGTGCAGGCACTGGTGGAAACCACCTCAAAGGGGGACCGGAATCCGTCGGAAGTCCGCCTGCTGGTTCAGATACAGCGTAATGGTGGCTGGGTGACGGAAAAAGACATCACCATTAAAGGCAAAACCACCTCACAGTATCTGGCATCGGTGGTGGTGGGTGACCTGCCGCCGCGTCCGTTCAATATCCGGATGCGCAGGATGACGCCGGACAGCACCACAGACCAGCTGCAGAACAAAACGCTCTGGTCGTCATACACCGAAATCATCGATGTGAAACAGTGCTACCCGAACACGGCACTGGTCGGCGTACAGGTGGATTCGGAGCAGTTCGGCAGCCAGCAGGTGAGCCGTAATTATCATCTGCGCGGGCGTATTCTGCAGGTGCCGTCGAACTATAACCCGCAGACTCGGCAATACAGCGGTATCTGGGACGGAACGTTTAAGCCAGCATACAGCAATAACATGGCCTGGTGTCTGTGGGATATGCTGACCCATCCACGCTACGGCATGGGGAAACGTCTTGGTGCGGCGGATGTGGACAAATGGGCGCTGTATGTCATCGGCCAGTACTGCGACCAGTCAGTGCCGGACGGCTTTGGCGGCACGGAGCCGCGCATCACCTGTAATGCGTACCTGACCACACAGCGCAAGGCGTGGGATGTGCTCAGTGATTTTTGCTCGGCGATGCGCTGTATGCCGGTATGGAACGGGCAGACGCTGACGTTCGTGCAGGACCGACCGTCAGATAAGGTGTGGACCTATAACCGCAGTAATGTGGTGATGCCGGATGATGGCGCGCCGTTCCGCTACAGCTTCAGCGCCCTGAAGGACCGCCATAATGCCGTTGAGGTGAACTGGATTGACCCGGATAACGGCTGGGAGACGGCGACAGAGCTTGTTGAAGATACGCAGGCCATTGCCCGTTACGGTCGTAACGTCACGAAGATGGATGCCTTTGGCTGTACCAGCCGGGGGCAGGCACACCGCGCCGGGCTGTGGCTGATTAAAACGGAGCTGCTGGAAACGCAGACCGTGGACTTCAGCGTGGGCGCAGAAGGGCTTCGCCATGTACCGGGCGATGTCATTGAAATCTGTGATGATGACTATGCGGGTATCAGCATCGGCGGGCGCGTGCTGGCGGTGAACAGCCAGACGCGGACGCTGACGCTCGACCGTGAAATCACGCTGCCATCCTCCGGCATCACGCTGATAAGCCTGGTTGACGGACAGGGGAATCCGGTCAGCGTGGAGGTTCAGTCCGTCACCGACGGCGTGAAGGTAAAAGTGAGCCGTGTTCCTGGCGGTGTTGCTGAATACAGCGTATGGGGGCTGAAGCTGCCGACGCTGCGCCAGCGACTGTTCCGCTGCGTGAGTATCCGTGAGAACGACGACGGCACGTATGCCATCACCGCCGTGCAGCATGTGCCGGAGAAAGAGGCCATCGTGGATAACGGGGCGCACTTTGACGGCGAACAGAGTGGCACGGTGAATGGTGTCACGCCGCCAGCGGTGCAGCACCTGACCGCAGAAGTCACTGCAGACAGCGGGGAATATCAGGTGCTGGCGCGATGGGACACGCCGAAGGTGGTGAAGGGCGTGAGCTTCCTGCTTCGCCTGACCGTGGCAGCGGATGACGGCAGTGAGCGGCTGGTCAGCACGGCCCGGACGACGGAAACCACATACCGCTTCACGCAACTGGCGCTGGGAAACTACAGGCTGACAGTCCGGGCGGCAAATGCCTGGGGGCAGCAGGGCGATCCGGCATCGGTATCGTTCCGTATTGCCGCACCGGCAGCGCCGTCGCGGATTGAGCTGACGCCGGGCTATTTTCAGATAACCGCCACGCCGTATCTTGCCGTTTATGATCCGACGGTACAGTTTGAGTTCTGGTTCTCGGAAAAGCGGATTGCGGATATCAGGCAGGTTGAAACCACAGCCCGCTATCTTGGCACGGCGCTGTACTGGATAGCTGCCAGTATCAATATCAAGCCGGGCCATGATTATTATTTTTACATCCGCAGTGTGAACACCGTTGGCAAATCGGCATTCGTGGAGGCTGTTGGCCAGCCGAGTGATGATGCATCCGGCTATCTGGATTTTTTCAAAGGAGAGATAGGGAAAACCCATCTGGCTCAGGAGTTGTGGACGCAGATTGATAACGGTCAGCTTGCGCCTGACCTGGCGGAAATCAGAACGTCCATCACGGATGTCAGTAATGAAATCACGCAGACCGTCAATAAGAAACTGGAAGACCAGAGTGCAGCGATCCAGCAGATACAGAAGGTTCAGGTTGATACAAATAATAACCTGAACAGTAGACTGGCCCCCTGAATCACCAGACAACCAATATCACTTATTTAAGTGATAGTCTTAATACTAGTTTTTAGACTAGTCATTGGAGAGCAGATGATTGATGTCTTAGGACCGGAGAAACGCAGACGGCGTACCACACAGGAAAAGATCGCAATTGTTCAGCAGAGCTTTGAACCAGGGATGACGGTCTCCCTCGTTGCCCGGCAA